GGGTATGAGCTGGTTCGTGGGGACGAGTACCCCGACTATCATGTGCCAACAGTAGAAGACGGCCGACATGCTGGTGTTATCAGCGTGGGAGGCTTACTTCTTGCACGTATCCCGATTGAGACACTGGCAGAGCGCAGCGCGTATTACCAAAGTAGAGCGAATGACCAATTACAGGCGGCGGACAATGAGCTGATGAAGGCCAATGCACACAACAGCATGACCATTCAGCGGCCCACCCGACAGTCTCGCGTATCTTTTGGTGGCTCTAACAAGGGCTAACAGAACTCAATCTTTTTTAAGGAAATGACAAATGCCTAATATCGACAAAGCCTCTGGCCTGCGTCCTATTGGCAATCTTTCCGCTACTGGTGCTCAGAAACAGTACGGATATGAGATTGCTGATAACCAAGCTGGAACAATTTTTCAGGGTGACTTGGTTGCTCTTTCTGGTGGTTTCATCACGAAGTTTCTTCCTGCTTCACACACCGCTGCGGTGGGCGTGTTTAACGGTTGCAACTACATTGATCCCACTACGGGCAAGCCTACATGGAAGAACTACTACCCAGGTTCTGTCAACATCACTTCTGGCAAGATCATTGCCGACGTGATTGACGATCCTAGTCAGTTGTTTTTGATCCAATGTGATGCAGCCTTTGTTGCTGCAGACGTGGGCAAGAATGCGGACGTGATTGGTACTGGCGGAAGCACCACTACTGGTGTGTCCACTATGGAACTGAACTCTGCCACACTTGCTAACTCAGCTGCTTTGAACCTAAAAACCGTTGGCTTGTACAACGTCCCAGGTAACGAGTACGGCTCTTTCGCCGTGGTAGTGGTTAAGATCAACGAACACGTGTACGGTAGTGCAGGTGTTGCTGGTCAATAAGGAGAACATAAATGGCAATTTCACGCGCACAACTGGTGAAAGAGCTTGAGCCAGGTCTCAATGCTCTGTTCGGCCTCGAGTATAAAAACTACGAGAACCAACACACCCAAATCTACTCCATCGAATCTTCTGACCGTGCATTTGAAGAAGAGGTAATGGAATCGGGCTTCGGCGAAGCTCCTGTGAAGACCGAGGGCGCGGGCGTTTCATACGACCAAGCTCAAGAAGTCTACACTGCTCGCTACACCCACGAGACTATCGCTTTGGCGTTCTCGCTGCCAGAAGAAGCTGTTGAAGATAACCTCTACGACCGCTTGTCTGCCCGCTACACCAAGGCTTTGGCCCGTTCTATGGCTCAAACCAAGCAGATCAAGGCTGCGGCTGTGCTGAACAACGCTTTCACTACCTCTATCGGTGGCGACGGTGTTGCTTTGTGCGCAACCAACCACCCCACTCTGTCAGGTCCAAACCTGTCCAACACCTTGGCTACGGCCGCTGACTTGTCCGAGACATCCTTGGAACAGTCTTTGATCGACATCGCAGCGTTCACTGATGAACGCGGCTTGAAGATCGCCGTTCAAGGCTTGAAGTTGATCATCCCTAAAGAGCTGATGTTTACGGCTGACCGTATCATGAAGTCCACGCTGCGCGTTGGTACTGCTGATAACGATGTCAACGCCATCCGCAATATGGGCATGGTTCCTCAAGGCTACGTGGTTAACAACTTCTTGACCGACCCAGATGCGTTCTTCATTAAGACTGACGCTCCCAACGGCATGAAGATGTTTGAGCGCGTGTCCATGAAGACTGGTTTTGAAGGCGACTTCGACACCGGCAACGTCCGTTACAAGGCTCGTGAGCGCTACAGCTTCGGCTTCAGCGATCCACGCGGCATTTTTGGTTCGCCTGGCGCTGCTTAATTGCTCCGGCTCCATTAAAGGCCACCTTCGGGTGGCCTTTTTTATGTCACAAATTTAAATTACGATAGTTTTGCAGTCGCGGGGGCTGTATTAACTAAGGGGCACATCATGAAATTTGAAATGGAATTTGGTTACTTTGGTAACAACAAGTTGTCTATTGAGACACACGATTTTGAGATGATTGAAATTTTCCAACAATTTGTGGAATTTCAAGAACATTACGGTTGGGCAGTTGAGTACATAGCTTTGCCGGATGATGAAGAACTTGAAGACGACGACACTGAAGAAGAGTTGGATGGCGCTGTGGCCGAAGCAGCTGCAGAAGCTGCCGACAAAGAGTGATATCAAATTGATATCTAGGGGGCCTTGCCCCCTTTTTTCTTTTTGGCTTTTTTAGCAAGCCGTTCGTCATGATGATGTATACGGTGGCAGTTGGCGCACAGTACCACACATTTTTTGACTTCTTCCATAGCCCGCTTAAAGGCGCGATATTTAATTAGTTTGTTGATGGAAGATTCTTTTGTACTGCGATCTATGTGATGAAAGTCAAACGTAGCAGGGTGATTCTGTCCACATTTTATGCATGATAGTGTGGCTTTGTATTCGCGCCACTGGTCTTTGTATGCTTTGGCGGAGGCCTTACTTGCTGCAATCACCGTTGATTTGTTTTTTTCGTAGTACGTAGTTACGTACGTTTTTTGTTTTTGCTTGCGAAGAGCAGGGTCTTTATACGGCATACTGAATTCGGTATTTCCAATAAAGTGCCGTTTTAAAACCCCAAGGTTCAGATGGCTCAAACATTCTGAAACCTATAGATATCAAATTGTTGGCGGAAGCGGGGTTTTGGTTGGTGTCAGTTATGACCCAATTCATACCTAGCGTTTTCGCTTTCCGAATACGTGCCCTAAGAAGCCTTTTCTGTAAGCCTCGTCCTTGATGAGCGCGTGTAATACCTGCGCGACACAGATACATAGTATCAGCCCAACGGCTACTGGGAACAATACCACCGAAGCCAACCGCCTCACTGTTCTGTGTGTAAACGACATACCAATATCCCTTTGTGATTGGATAAATTCTGTCTGCTGGCAGACACGTTTTTTGAAGCAGCGTCAACAGTTGCACCATTTTTGGCTGGCGGATATCAACATTGACAACGTGGTATTTCATCCCCGTATAGTGCCGAAAAATTGTGACAATAAAATAAATGTTGCGGGGAGTAAAAAGCCGTGATATAAACATAGAAATCCGGGCTTTCCGGTGTTCTGACAGCCCCGGCTGACGACATGCAGACAGAACACCTCAACTTGCATGTAAGGAAAAATCATGGCAAATACCACGTTCACCGGCCCAGTTCGATCGCAGAACGGCTTTCAATCCATCACTGTAGCTCCCGGCACCGGCACTGTCACTGTTGATGCTAGTTTTGGCGTTACTACCAGCGTCACAAATTTGACGACCACCAACCTGGTTTTCACTGACCAGAATCACCCCACAACTGCTGCAATCAACGCTACGGCTACAGCTACCGCAGCTCAAGTTGCGACCGGCTACATCACATCTACCTCTGCTGCTGCCACAACCATCACTCTGCCCACTGGTACAGACCTTGGCACTGCTCTTGGCGCTACCAAAGGCACTGTGATGGACTTGTACATCGACAACACTGGCGGTGCAAACACCGTGACTATCGCTGTTGCAACCAACGGTATTTTGTCCACCGCTGCTGCAGACACTGCCGGTTCTTTTGGCGACCTGACTGTGGCTTCCGGTGCTACTGGCTTGGCACGCTTCACCATCATGTTCTCCAGTGCCACAGCATACGTCTTTACACGTACTGCTTAACCAGGAGCGGACATGAGCAACAGCAATATCCAGGCAGTCACAAAGACTGTGGATGCACATGCAATTGCCGGTCGCACAAGGGTAGCTGGCATCTATTTTACAAACACGGCTACGGCCGCGTCCTTTACATTGAAGAACGGCAGCACCAGTGCAGGCACTGCACTGTTGACCATCACTACCCCTGCTGCGGCCGGAGCGACTGACCTTATCCTCCCGGATATGGGCATTCTCTTTGACTCAGGGGTGTTTATTGATGTTTCCAGTGCTGAAGTTACCAGCGTGACACTGCTGTTTTATGGTGGAGCAGCGCAGTAATGGCTAAGAAAGGCCCTTCCCTTTCGGTAGGTCGTGGCGAGAAATTGCCCGTCTCCAAGGGGGCGGGCTTGACTGCCAAAGGCCGTGCAAAGTACAACGCGGCAACAGGCAGCAACTTGAAAGCACCCCAGCCTAAGGGCGGTAAGCGCAAGGATTCGTTCTGCGCCCGCATGAGCGGCATGCCGGGACCGATGAAAGACGAGAAGGGTAAGCCAACTCGTAAAGCCGCGTCTCTGGCGCGATGGAAGTGCTAACATGGAAATGATGATATGGAACATAGTCCTGACCGCTGTAGTGGGTCTTATGGGATTTTTGCTCAAGGGAAGGTTTGATGAGCTTGATCGTTTAAGCATTTTGTTAAACCGCACCCGAGAAGAGGTTGCTAGGGATCACATCACGCGCAAGGAAGTGGACGACCGGGTTGAAAAACTTGTTGTTCACATGGATCAACGATTTAACCGAATCGAGCAAAAACTCGATGACATGCAAAAAGGACGGGTACTATGAAAGCAGCAATGAAAATGGTCAAAAAAGGCGGCAAATCAGTGCCTGCTTTTGCGGCCGATGGCGTTGGCAAAATGAAAAAAGGTGGTATGGCCAAGAAGTCCGCATCGGACATGATGGGTCGTGCTGTTAAACGTAAAACGGCCGACGTTAAGGGCCGTGCAATGAAAAAAGGAGCTTAATATGGCTGGACGTGGAATGGGTGCCGCTACGCGCGGTGGTGGTGCTGTTGAAAGCGGCCCCGCAAACAAGATGATCTCTGAGCCTAGCAAAAAAACAGGCCCAGTAATGATGGCTAAAGGCGGCATGGCCAACAAAGGCAACGTCAATGAGCACAAGCGCATGGCCATGGGCAAGCCCATTGGCAAAATGGGCGGTGGCATGATGACCAAGGGTTATGCTGCTGGCGGCATGATGTCTAAAGGCTACGCTGCTGGCGGTGCTGCCAAGAAGATGGCTAAAAAAGCTAAGTAATGTCATACCTCATCAGCAACATTCCGTACTTTAAGTGCTGGGTTAGACGCGAGTTTACCCACATGCACCAGAAGTACCATGGCGAGTACTTGCACGCAAATGTTATTGCGGTCAACGTCATGCCGGATCGTTGCTTAAGTTTTCAGCTTGTCTTTACCGGGTGTGAAAGCCAGGTAGATGGCTCTGAAAACGTGCATGGGGGAGCTATGTGGGCACGCATGCCAATCACTGCACTGGTGGGAGATATTCCATTGGAAGAATGGCCCGAGCGCATGCCTACCCATCTAGCGCAGCCTTGGGACTGCCCGTCGCATCACCACACGGTGATCAAGTTTGCTAGGACCAGTCCTAGCCCTTGGTTGTGCAAAATAGACGGGGAGTTTTACACAGGCAGGTACTTGTTTACCGTAGACTATACGGATAGCGAGGTAGCAGATTGCCCTGCGCAGCACAAACAAAGTCATGTTTTGGTTTTGACAGATGCTGGCAAATGGACAGGCAATGTTGTTGCTCTGCCTAATAATCGTGTCAGGGTCACAAGCCCTGCGTTCTGGCAAACAGGGGAGGGTGCTCCAGACTTCAGGCCCAGCCAGTGGACACACTGCGCAGAGCAAGATGACTCGTACATGGACGCCCAGCAGACCTTTAACAACCTGTACAGCGAATGACTACCTCCGGCACAACCTCCTTTGACCTATCGATTGATGACTTAATCGAAGAGTCGTTTGAGCGCTGCGGCATGAGGCCGACCAGTGGCTATCAACTCACGTCGGCACGTCGCTCGCTCAACCTGTTGTTCCTTGACTGGGCCAACCGTGGGTTGAACTTGTGGACCATTGAGCAGGCCTCTTTCCCGTTGACAGCAGGTGTTTACGAGATTGCTTTGGATGCTTCCGTTGTCAACGTGCTTGAAGCCGTTATTCGCCAGAATAACCAGGGCACAAACACCGACGTCTACATTGAGCGAATCAGCCGAGAAGACTGGCTAAACGTGCCTGACAAGACCACGCAGGCCCGTCCTGCGCAGTTCTACGTTGAGCGTACCAATATTCCCAAGGTGTACTTCTATCCTGCTCCAGCAGCTGGATACACCTTCGTGTACTACCGTATCCGTCGCATCCAGGACGCCGGTGCCTACACAAACACTTCTGATGTCAACTTCCGGTTTTTACCGTGCCTGGCATCGGGCCTAGCGTATTACTTGTCTCTCAAGTTTGCGCCTGATCGAGCTGCAGCTTTGAAAGCGATCTACGAGGAAGATTTCCAGCGCGCTGCCCTGGAGGATCGCGATACCGCAAGCGTGCAGTTCGTACCGGACCTGGGGGTATGACATGGCATTTGCAACTGGCATACACTCCTATGGACTGTGCGACTACTGCGGACAGCGGTACAGGTACAACAACCTGCGCAAAAACTGGCGCGGGTTCATGGTGTGTCCCGACGACTACGAGCCCAAAGAGCCGCAGCTCGAGCCACTTCGTTACAACGGGGATGCCATTGCACTGCGCGATCCGCGCCCCGATCGCATTGAGCCGGTGTCCGTCTTTGTTGGCGCGCCAGGCTTTACGGCGTTCCAGAGCTTTGGTAGCGTTCGAGGTGGCACTAACATGCAGCCATACATCCAGGACCAAGCGCTTATTGCGCAAGGCGTTGTTGGCAAAGTGACTGTGAGTATTTCATGACCTACGACGAACTTGTCACCAACATCCGAAACTACACTGAGGTGAACAGTAATGTGTTCACGCCAGCGGTAATTAACACGTTTATCACCATGGCGGAGAACCAGATTCTTCGCGAGATCGACCTGGATGTGTTTAAGCTGGAGGTCACAGGCAACATGACCCAGGGCAACAAGTTCTTGACCGCGCCTACTGATTTATTGACTCACCGTTACATGATCCTGACGCCCGTGAGCGGCGATCAGTTGTTCCTGGACTTCAGGGACACGTCTTTCATGAAAGAGTATTGGGCCAACGGCAGCACGCAAGGCACGCCCAAGTACTATTCCGTGTGGGACCAGAACACGTTTTACATTGCACCCACGCCAAATCAAAACTACAGCGTGGAGCTGGGCTATATTTATCGTCCAACGCAGCTGTCGTCAACCAATACGACCACCTGGATCAGTAATAATGCACCCGAGGCGTTGTTGTACGCGTGCTTGATCCAAGCCTACAGCTACACAAAGGGGCCTGCTGAAATGATGCAGTACTTCCGTGGGGCCTACAAAGAGGCTATTCAAGGTTTGGGCGCAGAGCAGCAGGGCCGTCGCCGCCGTGACGAATATCGTGACGGTATGCTTCGTATTCCACTTAGATCGGATTCACCTGGACCATGATTACAGCGCCCGCACCCGTACACGTAGGCAGCGTCTTTGTCGAGACCACGCAAAAGCGTGGCTGGACGCCAGAAGAGTTGGCCGCACGTGCTGCCGACAAGATCATCTATGTGGGTGATCAGTCGCACCCAGCGGTGCAGGCCCAGGCAAGAGCTTTCAAAGATAGCGTCAAGCAAGTCGTGGCGTTTTACCTGAGAGAGGCGGTTGAACAGGACCGAGCAACCATCGCCTTACGCCTGCGCGAGGCAGGTCACCCCGACTTAGTTCACTTGTTAGGAGATTAAAAATGGCATTTTCAGGCAATTACATGTGCACCAGTTTTAAAGTTCAGCTGATGCAGGGCGTGCATAACTTCACGACCGGCACCGGCAACACTTTTAAACTGGCTTTGTACGACAACAGTGCATCGTTCACTGCAGCAACGACCACCTACACGGCCACCAACGAGGTGGCTGCTTCAGGCTCGTATGTAGCAGGTGGCGGCGCGTTGACCAACGTCACCCCATCGTCTACGGGAACCACCGCGTTCACGGACTTTGCTGACTTGTCGTTTACAAGTGCCACTATTACAGCTTTTGGCGCGTTGATTTACAACGATACAGCTGCGGGCGACCCAACTGTTTGCGTTTTGGATTTTGGCGGTGCAAAGACGTCCACCAGTGGCACGTTCACCATCATCTTCCCAACGAACGACTCCACCAGCGCCATCATCCGCATTGCTTGATGAGGAGCACATGTGGCTGATGTCGTTGTTGCCTTCCAAGGCTGGAATGCGTCCGGCGTAGGCTGGGGCGAACAGCCCTGGGGAGAAGGCGTCCTTGACATAAAAGCCACAGGGGCCGTGGGCTCGGTAGAAGTGACCGCCGATGCGGTCGTTTTACTTTCTGGGGTAGGGGCCGTAGCCTTTTTGGGCCAGGTTGCAGTTGCTGGTGAGGCTAATGTCAGTGTTACAGGCGTAAGCGCCACGGGAGCAGTTGGCAGCGTCACCGTAGTGTGTGATGTCAACGTACAGGTGACAGGCTTGCAGGGCACGATGGCCCTGGGCAGCGTTACAGTAGCCGCGAATGCGGATGTGTTTGCGGTAGGGGTTCAGGCAGTAGGCCAGATTGGGACGGTAGACCACCAGGCGGACGCCAATGTGACCCTTGTTGGAGTAAGTGCCACGGCGTTCCTTGGCACTGCAACGGTCAGCGCCAATGCAAGCGCGCCAGTAAGTGGGGTGCAAGCGACTGCGTCGGTCGGCACGGTTGTAGCGGGAGCCGGAGCGGATGTCCGCGTTACCGGTGTTTCTGCTCGCGGACAGGTCGGAAACGTACTTGTTTGGAGTGTAATAGATGACAATCAGACGCCCAACTGGCAAAATGTGGTTAGCGGGAATACAGTGACTTGGGTTCAAGTCCTAACGTAAAGGAAATAACATGGCAAGCACCTATTCAAGTAATCTCAAGATTGAATTGATGGGCACGGGTGAGAACTCGGGAACCTGGGGCACCATCACAAACACCAACTTGGGCACCGCGCTTGAGCAGGCTGTCATTGGCTACGGCGCTGTTGACTACCTGTCCGATGCCAACCTGACCATCAGCATCACAAACACCAACGCGGCCCAGCCTGCACGTGCACTGGTCCTCAATGTAATTTCCTCGTTTGGTAGCTTGACTGCTACTCGCGAGCTGGTAGTTCCTACCATTGAAAAGCAATACATCGTTCAGAACAACACGACCGGTGGTCAGAGTATCACGGTCAAGACATCCGCCGGTACAGGTATCACGGTTCCTAATGGCCGCAAAGCCCATTTGTATGTGAACGGCACCAATGTCATTCAGATGTTTGACTTTGTTGACATCAACGGCGGCACAATTGACGGTGCAACTGTGGGAGCTGCATCTGCTTCTACCGGTGCGTTTACTTCGCTGACCGCATCTGGTGCGACCACTTTGAACGGTGCAGTGGCCCTGGGCGACGCAGCTGGTGACTTAATCACTGTTCCTGGCACCGTTAACAGCAACCTGATTTTCACTGACAACAGCTTTGATATTGGTGCATCAGGGGCCACGCGCCCGCGCAACCTGTTCCTGGCAGGCAATGCCACCATGGCAGGCAATTTGTCTGTTGGCGGCACGCTGACGCTGACTGGTGGCGTGAACCTGAACGGTAACGTGACCGTGGGCGACACGTCCGCAGACACGCTGACCATCAACGCCACGATCACCAGCAACCTAATATTCACTGACAACACCTACGACATCGGTGCAAGCGGTGCTACACGCCCGCGCAACCTCTTCCTGGCCGGCAACATCACCGCAGGCGGCAATCAGACCTTGACGGGTGCCCTGACGGTTGACAGTACAACGGACTCCACCAGCACGCTGACTGGCTCTATTCAGACAGACGGCGGTGTGGGCATTGCCAAGGCCTTGTTTGTGGGCACGACCACCAACCTGGCAGGGGCCTTGACTTACGGCGGTGTGACCCTGTCCAACTCGGTCACCGGCACGGGCAGTATGGTCCTGGCTACCAGCCCTACTTTGGTGACCCCGGCCCTTGGAACGCCGACCGCGCTGGTCGGCACAAACATCACGGGCACAGCAGCCAACTTCAACATCAACGGCACTGTGGGCGCGACTACAGCGAACACTGGAACATTTACTGTCCTAACCGCAACCTCTGACTCGTCATTCACCTCAACCGGTGCGTTGACCATCAGCAAGGGAACGACTGGACAGCGTCCTACGGCTGTTTCGGGGATGCTGCGCTTCAACACCACTACAACCGAGTTTGAAGGCTACAACGGCACTGCATGGGCTTCTGTGGGTGGCGCGGCACTGAGCAACGACACAAGCACGGCGACAAACGTCTTCCCATTGTTTGCAAGCGCAACATCTGGCACGGCCTCCACGCTGTTTACCTCCAACGCCAAGTTGTTGTACAAGCCTTCTACGGGCGAGTTCCAAGCCTCTGCGCTGGTTGCAAGCAACGGCTTGTTTGTAAACGCCACAAGCATCGCGGCAAGCTATACCATTGCTTCTGGCTTCAACGCGCAGTCGGTCGGCCCAGTCACCATTGCATCAGGTCAATCTGTAACCATCACCAGCGGTCAGCGCTGGTTGGTGTACTAAGAGGAAAACAACATGGCTTCTATAGTCTCAGCAGGAACAACCAGCGCAACGGCGCTGAACATGAGTGCAGACACCACTGGTGTGTTGCAACTTGCGTCAAACAACGGCACGGTGGCGTTGACGATTGGCACTTCACAAAACATTGGCTTTGGAACAACTTCGCCAAATTTTGAGTGTCACATTAGCACTGGTTCTGCTACTTCCATAACCCAGCCAACAGCAGGCAGTTACGGTCTGTATGTGCAACAAAATACCTCTGGTAGCGTAGGCGGAATTTACATTCAGGATGGTGCTTCTAATTCTGGCAATTCACTCGTTATTGCAGACAACAATGGTGTTATTAGAGCCATTGTTGATGGAGAGGGGAATTTAGGTCTTAGCGTCAATACGCCGAGTTCCATTGGAAAACTTGCAGTTTCTGGAACCGTGGGTTTAGCCAACAACAGTATATTGAGGTTTTACAACAGCGCCAACAATAATTGGTCGGTTATTGACAACCCCGCAACTGACGGTACAGGCCCATTGCGTTTCCAAACTGGCGCTGGAGAGGTTGCTAGGTTTGAAAACGGCGGCAACTTTTTAATCGGAAGTTCGACTAATAACGGCGGCAGATTGCAAATGACCAGCGACAGCACTAGGATGCTTTCCAATGGCAATGGTCAATACCGCGTTTTCAACCAAGTGGTGCAAAAGGCTTCTAACACCACCAGTGCTTGCGCCATTACATTTGCATCGCAAGGTAGCGCGCACACATCGCATATTGTTGAAATATTTTTTGCGGCGGCACAAGACGACGCGAATGGCGGAGTAGGCGGTACGGCTACTTTTGTTTTGGCAAGTTTAACTACCGTTGGCATTCTTTCTGAAATTCAAGACCTTGGAACTGGCGTATCTTTTGCGGGGTCTGTGTCTGGTTCGGTTCTAACAATTACAGCAACAATGACCTCCAACCGAAATGTTGTGGCGTGGACTGTGAAGGTTACTTCTACTTACAGTGTCGGCGCTCCCACTTCAATTTCCGTGACTTAAAGGAACTACAAAATGTCAACAACATACACATGGGCAGTGGCATCAATGGATTGCTATCCAGCAGAAGGCGGTGAGCAAGATGTTGTGTTCACTGTGCATTGGAACTGCTCAGGAGTAAATGGCGCGTACAACGGTTATGTTTATTCATCTCAGTCCGTAACAGTCAATCCTGATGAGCCTTTTACGCCTTACGCTGACTTGACTCAAGACCAAGTGCTTGGTTGGATTTGGGCTTCTGGCGTTGACAAAGATGCTGTTGAGGCAAATGTCGAACAACAAATTCAAAACCAAATCAACCCTCCAGTGGTGACACCTCCACTGCCTTGGGTGCAAGGAGTCTAAAACATGGCATCAATAATCAACGCATCCTCAACTGGTAGCGGAGGCATCGTACAGACTGCTGACGCTTCTGGTGTCTTGCAACTTCAGTCGAATGGTACGACTGCGCTGACTGTCAGCGGTAGCACGGTAACTTTTGCCGCTCAACCTGCGGGAACTTTTGCTGGCACTGGCCCAGCGTTTAGTGCTTACTTTTCTGGCAACCCCGGTTTATCAGCAAACACGGCAACAAAAATTGCTTATAACACCGAGGTTTTTGATACGAACAGCAATTTTGATACTACAAATAATAGATTCACGCCAACCGTTGCTGGGTATTATCTTGTTACGGTGATGGCAAAAATTTACACTGGAACAAGCCAAGCATCTTTTGCCAAAACTATTTACATATACAAAAATGGCTCTAATTATAAAGAGGCGCAGTTTGATGGATATTTTGCGTATTCAAATAATAATCACACCATGTCCATAACATCATTGGTTTATTGTAATGGAAGTACAGACTATATTGAGGGCTATGCTCTTATTGGCGTTGCTGGAAACTTAATAGGTGGCGCTACTACTGGCAATACATTTGAAGCACATTTGGCACGGAGCGCATGACATGACACTCTACGAACGCATTATGGCTATACATCCTAGCCTTACACAGCAAGACTTCTTAACCGTCATCCACTTGCAGAACGACCTTGATGGTCGCGGTGATTACATAGCCAAGTGGGAACACCCAACACTGGCAAGACCAACTGAGGAGCAATTAGGGTGATAGCCAGCAAGCCAGCACCAAGTCTTGAATACTTGAACTCAGTCTTTGAGTACAAGGATGGAGACTTGTACAACAAAGCCTCAAGGAACAGCCGTGCGCTGGCTGGGACTTTGGCTGGCTCACGCACAAGCCTTTATGCCAGCGTGTGTATTGAAGGTCAGGTGTATGGCATCCACCGCATCATCTTCCTCATGTGCCACGGCTATATGCCTGACGCCATTGACCACATCAATGGTGACAAAATGGACAACAGGATTGAGAACTTGCGTCCTGCGACACTGTCTCAGAACCAGCACAACAGAGCCACAAGCAAGTCCAACAAGTCTGGCGTGAAGGGTGTGTCTTGGGTTCAGAAGTACAGCAAGTGGTATGCGTGCATTCGCATCAACGGCAAGAACAAGAATTTGGGTATGTTTGACAAACTTGAATCTGCCAAAGAATTCATTGAATTGGTGCGCGAGATGCACCACGGCAATTTCACAAATCACGGAACATTCAAGGAGAATATATCTTGACGCTTATTTTGAATGGCACTGACAACAGCGCCACAACCCCAGCGGTGACTGGTACGGACACTGACACTGGTGTCTACTACCCTGCCTCCAATCAAGTGGCTCTGGCGACCAATGGCACGTTGGCTTTGTTGGTCAACTCAGCCCAAGATGTGGGGATTGGAACTACTACCCCTGATATTTTTGCAAACTCTTTTGCGAGAAATTTGGGTGTGTTTATTAGTGGTGTGGGAACTACTTCTAGTATCAATGTTTCGGGTGGTGCGGCATCTCGTATTCAGTTTGGCGTTGGGACAACTCGATACGGCTTGATTTATCAAGACGACACTAATTTTATGCAGATTGCTACTACAACTGCATTGCCAATTTCGTTTTTAACCAACAACGTAGAGCGAATACGCATTCCATCAAATGCTAGTGGCATCACCTTCCCCGCAACTCAAGTGGCCTCTGCTGATGCAAACACGCTAGATGATTATGAGGAGGGGACTTGGACGCCCGTATTTTTGGCTGGAGGCATAACGGGAACAAGTATCACATACAGCGGGACATACACAAAAATTGGTAGAGTTGTGTCTGTAAGTTTTCGCGCACAGTCAGCATCAAATAATATAAATGTAAGTTCTTATGTAGTATTTTCTGGATTGCCATTTACTGTTGGGGTTAAGGGATGTGGCTCCGCTACCACAGAAGATATTGATGTTTTTGCTAGTCTTGGATTTGCCGAAGCATCAGGCACATCTCTTGGATTGTCTAAATGCGGAAACGGAACAACATCCGATTTGAATGCAATGGTCACATTTTTTGTCTAATTAAAGAGTTCATTAGCCTGACTGGATTGGTCAGGCTGGACACAACGCCAACCTTAAGGAGAAACCCAAATGGCAATCAC